CCGCTGAATATCCCGCCCCCGCAGAGACTCCCCGCTATCGAGGTGGAGGCAGGCTTTGCAGAAGCTGCCCAATCGGCCGCAGGAGACCTTGCAGCGGTCGCCTCCATGCCGCACGAACCCAGTCAGGACACCCCCGGATCGGTGGTCTCAGGGGTCGCCCTACGCCGCAGGCAGGCCATTAGCGATATCTCCCACTTGCAGTATTACGAGAACCAGACTGCGGCCATTGCGCATACCGGCGTGATCCTGCTCGACCTGATACCGCACTACTACAGCGAGGAAAGAATGCAGCGCATCATCGGGGACGATGGTGTCCCGCAGATGGTGAACATCAACCAGCCCCAACAGGCACAGGGCCCGGATGGACAGGCCATTTCCACGATCAAGAACGACATGACCGTGGGCCGATACGATGTGGTCATGGACACAGGCCCTGGCTATGAGACGCGCCGTCAGGAGGGTGCGGAGGCGATGATTGACCTCCTTGGAACCCCCCTGGCAGAGCCGATTGCAAAGACTGGGGCGGATCTGGTGGTCAGGAACATGGACTTTGCCGGGGCTGACGAGCTTGCAGACCGGTTGATGCCGCTGAACCCACAGGGGATGGAGAAAGCAATGGAGGCGCTTCCCAAGCAGGCACAGAGCATCGTCATGTCCTTGCAGCAGGAGTTGAAGGCGGCTCAGGAGACCATCCAGAAGCAGGCGCTGGAGATCAAATACAAGACGCAGGTTGAACAGGGCTGGATGCAGACCGAGGAAAAGAAGGCCCATCTGGCCGCTACGGTCAAGGCGCACGACACCGAGACCCGGGCGCACTCTGCCGAGGCAGTGGCGCATATCAACGCGCAGGCGGGGATCGCAAAGACCGAGATTTCAGCGGCTGGTCAGTTGCTGAATACGAACACGGAGGCTGCGCACGACCGTGCGGCAGCTCGGGCAATGGTGGACACGGCGCAAGCTGTGGAAAAGGGAGAGTAGCGTGGCGAAAGTAGTGACCAGTGAGGGGCTTAGTACCTTCGTACAGACCGGAACCCCCACGGAAGTGATCGTGGACAAGCGGCAGGGGACGGCCAAGAGCGCGCCGGCCCTACAGATGGACGCCCAAATCGCGGCAGTTGATGCGCCAGAGGCGAAAACTGACGAATCTGCGTCGGGAACCGCTGCTGAGACCCCAAAAAACGATGATTTGGGGCTAGAGCCCGAGGATCACGACCTTGCCGAACGTGCCAAAAAGCGCATTGGCAAGAAGCACTACCAGATGAAGCTGGCCGAGGAAGCCGCTGCCGAGGCTGAACGCTTCGCAGAGACGCAGTTTAACGAACGCCAGCTCTGGCAGAAGCGTGCCGAGGAAGCCGAACGCAAGGCGGCTGAACTGACCCCCAAAGAGAAGGCACCGCTTGAGCTGATGAAGCCCGACCCGAACACCTACGTCGATGACAAGGGGCAGTTCAAGAGCTTTGAGTACGCCGAGGCGCTGGCCGAGTACTCTGCCAAGAAGGCGGTAGCGGATGACCGAAAGGTCCAGGCCGAGCAGGCGGCTGCGGCTCAGGCAGAGGTTCAAAAGGCGCAGTTCAAAGCGCGGATTGATGCAGCGGTGAAAAAGAACCCGGATTGGGACGAGGTGGTGCGTGCATCGCCCACAGTTTTGCCGTTCGCGGCCTTGCAATACATTCAAGAAAGCGAGTATGGTACGGACATAGCGTACTTTTTGGCGAAGAACCCAGAAGTCGCGGAACGGATCAAGAATTTGCACCCGATTCGGGCTGTTGCCGAGTTGGGCAAGATCGAGACCAGTTTCGAGAAGCCAGCGAACGCGGTTGCAGGAAAGACTGTCGCAACCGACTCCACAGCAACTTCCAGAACGGTCGAACCCAAAGGGGCTCCGCCCCCCATTACGCCCATTTCCACATCGGGCAGCGGTTCGGTCAATATCGACCCTGCGAAGATGAGCTACAAGGAATTGAGGGCGTACGAGCGCGAGCGTAACCGCAAGCGGTAGCGCTGACGTTCTGGGGTTCGGTGCTCCTGAGTTTCAACCACTTAGGAGTTATCACTGTGACACAGAGTTTGCTGACGATGAGCTACATCACCAACGAAGCGTTGGTGGTGCTCGAGAATGAACTGGTCATTGCCAACCGCGTCGAGCGCCAGTACTCCAACGAGTTCGCGCAGACGGGTGCCAAGATCGGCAACACCTGCAACGTTCGCCGCCCGCCCCGGTACAAGGGTACCTACGGCCCGGCCCTGAACGTCGAGGACACGCAGGAATCCTCGATTCCCGTGGCCCTCAACTACCAGTTCCATGTGGATGTGCAGTTCACCACGCAGGATCTGGCGCTCTCCATGGACATGTTCAAGAAGCGTGTCCTGAAGCCGCAGATTGCCACGGTCGCCAATCGCATCGATTCGGATACCGCGCAGTACGCGTATCTGAACACGGCTGCGACGCTGGGCACGTTCGGCACTTCCCCGAACAGTCTCAAGCTGTTCACGGATGCTCGTGCGATCCTGGCGGCTGAAGCCTGCCCCCGGGAAGGTGAGAAGAACGCGGTTCTTGATCCCATTTCCATGTCCTCGATGGTCGCCACGGTCCAGGGCCTGTTCAATCCTCAGGCCAAGATCGGTGAGTACATCGAAGCGGGCATGATCGCCCGTGAGTTTGCGGGTCTGGACTGGTGGGAAGACCAGAACATTCCGGTGTTCACCACGGGCGCACAGGGTGGCACCCCTGTCCTCACGACCCCCATTGCCGGTACGGCCTTCCTGACCTCGGGTTGGGCGCAGTCTGGCACGGTCTCCACGCAGGGCTGGTCCAACAGCACGGCTGTGGTTCAGGTGGGCGATATCATCCAGTTTGCCGGTGTGTACCCGGTCAACCCGCAGAACCGCCTCCAGTACGGCAAGACGCTGCGCCAGTTCGTCGTCCTCCCTCCCGGTGGATTCGCAGTCCCCTCGCCGGGTGCGGCGGCTCCTGGCCTGTCCTACTCGCCTGCCGCTCTGGCGGCTGGTACGTTTAACCCGGTCACGGGTGCGTACACCTCGAGCGGCACGGGCACGCTGACCCTGACGATTGGCGACTGCTGCATCAGCGGCGGCCAGTTCCAGAACGTGACGGCAGCCCCGGCTTCGGGTGCTGCGATCACGGTCAACGGCGGTGTGTCGGCGGCGAACCAGACGAGCCCGCAGGGTCTGGTGTTCCACAAGTACGCCTACGCCCTCGCCTTTGCGGATCTCCCGCTGCCCCGTGGAGTGGAATTCGCTGCCCGCGCCTACGACGACGAGGATGTGGGCATGTCGATTCGAGTGGTGTCGCAGTACACCATCAACAACGACAGCGAGCCGACCCGTGCAGACGTTCTGTACGGCCCCGCGAGCCTGTATCGCACCCTCGGCATTCGTATCGCCGGTTAATAGGAGAACACAGACATGCCTTCAGTCAATCCTGGCCCGGCGCAGACGAACAACCCGAATTCGGTTGCAACGCTCACGCCGGTCAACACGCAGGCCAATTCCACCCCGCAGGAGAGCAACCAGCTTCGCCTGCTGGCGGCGTTCCGCAACGTGTCGCTCAACAGCACGGGCGATGCGGCAGTTGTGCCGGTCATCAACGCCAGTTCGTGGGTCGCAGCCACGGTCATCGTGGCGAACGGCCTAGTTGCTGGTGTTTCCGCGACGGTTGCGGCGGCTTCGGTGGGCATCTTCACGGGTGCTGGCTCCACGGGCACCACGATCCGCACGCAGGGCGTCCTTACGGGACAGACCTCCACCACGGTGGCTACTGTATCCGCTGCCGCAGCGGCGGCTCTGGCAATTGATGCCACCGCTCAGAACCTGTACCTGAACGTGGGTACGGCACTGGCGAACGCCACGGTCGATATCTTCGTGTATGGGTACGACCTGAGCTGATAGGAGAACTCCATGCCTCTTGGCCCACAGACAATCAGCTATGGGAACATTCAGAGCAGTTTCATTCTGACTGTTTCCCTGACCCCGGCTGCCACGAACGCTACTACCACAGTCGAGCAGACGTTCCCGGTCAATGGCCTGCAAATCGGGGATATCATCACGATTTCCCCGCAGTTTGCACTGGTGACGCTCGTAACGCTGGAGAACGCTCGGGTGAGTGCGAACAACACGCTCGCCCTTGCGTTCAACAACAGCACGGCGGGTTCGTTGACGTATCCGGCCGGTGTGTTCGCCATTGAAGTGAACCGTCCGCTGGCTGGTATGACGATGACCGCGATTCAGTAATGGCACGCTCTACCCACTTCACGACGACGACGGCGGCTGTTACGGCTACCCGGTTGCCCTCCGCCTCCACGTTCTTGGGCATTGTTGCCACGAGCGCGGAGGCGGCTTCCGGGCTGTTCGTGAAGCTGTGGTGGGAAGGCACTGGCACGGCTCCCCCGACCGTCACAGGGGGCTCTCAGCCCGCTACAGCAGCCCCTATTGTCGGCACCACGGTTCCGCACCTGACCATCCCTATCCCCACGGTGACGGGGCTGGCGTTCAACTTGGCCGAACCGCTCAACAACGGTGGAAACATCTGGTATTGGGTGACGGGTGCGGCAGCGGATAACAGCACGACTGTTCTGGCGACTGGCGGCGATGTCATCACGCTCGTCTATGACTGATGGCATCCCTCTACATCGAGGAATTCCAGGGCGTCGGGCAACCCCAGCAGCAGCGGGATTTCATTGGCTCAGCCCTCGCCACGGGTGACTTTCCCTCCTTTTCGCAGACGCCCATTGCCATTACGGGCAGTTCCACACCCTCGCAGCCTTTCCGCCTACAGACCATCCTGATTCGCGTTAATTGCGATGTGGTCTGTTCGGTGAAGGTGGGTGGCACCAGTCCAGTGGCTACCACGAACAGCATGCGACTGGCTGCAAACCAGACTGAGTACTTCTCGGTCAAACAGGGTGATTCCCTAGCGGTGATCGCCAATGTTTGAAGCCGTCGCCAAGCTGTTCAAGAAAGAGCCGCTGGTAGTCATCCCGCCGGTTGCCAATGCTTCCGAGCCCGACAAAGGGGCCAAGCTCAAGGCGTGGTGCGTGATCCTGGCCGATGGCCGTTGTGGGTATATCCATCACTACAAGATCAACGGCCTGTTTGGCGTGCGTCCCGTGGGGTTTGATAGTGGATTGCACTACCCGAACACCTCAGAGCATTGGAGCGATGAGGAAAAGATGCGAGTTCCAGAGGAACTGGCACTGAGCCTTTGCGAGATTCGCGGGGCTGAAAAGCACGAAATTCCAGCAATGTGGAGACCCAGCTAATGGCATCGTTTACCAATGGCACAGAAGCCGCCCTCTTGCAGTTGATCTTCAACGCAACCAACTGGGCGAATATCGCGGACAATACCGTGACCAGTCCGCTCGCTAACCTGTTTGTCAGCCTCCATACCGCCGATCCTGGCGAAGCAGGCTCGCAAACCACGAGTGAAGCCGCTTACACAGGCTATGCGCGTGTATCGGTTGCACGCACCTCGGGAGGCTGGACGATCTCTGGCACGGACCCCACGCAGGTGGTCAATGCCGGTACGATCACGTTTGGCGCTTGCACGGCAGGCTCTGAGACGGAAACCTACTGGGGTATCGGCACGCTCACTTCAGGTGCTGGTGTCCTGTTGGCTTCAGGCCCAATTGGCCCTGTGGCTGGCCCATATCTGGACTTCACCTGCACGCTCGCCTCTCCGGGTAGCCTGACTGTTCCGGGTAGCTCGTTTGCGGTCAATGACCGCGTGGCCGTATTCCACGACCCATCCAGCACGCTCCCGACTGGTTTCACGGAAGGTACGGTGTACTTCGTGGGAACTGCGGCGGGCACAGCTATCACGCTCTCCACCACGACGGCCAACGGCACGCCCGTCAATACGTCCAGCGTTGGAGCTGGCGTGATCTACAAGTGCAGCCCGCTTGCTGTCTCTGCTGGCATTACGCCGAGCTTTGCGGCCAGTTCTCTCAAGATCATGAGCAACTAATGCCCCGTTTCGCTGACAGGGTAAAGGACACCACCACAACGACGGGAACAGGCGCGATCACGCTCGCCGGCACCCCGCCGACGGGGTATGTGACCTTCGCCACTGGCATCGGTGCTGTGACTACCATCAATGTGGCCTACGTCATCGATGGCGGAACGGGCGAGTGGGAAGTTGGTAAGGGTACGTTCAACGGAACGACAGGGCTGACGCGAGACATCGTGCGCAGTTCAAGCAACGCAGGTGCGCTGGTGAATTTCAGCGCAGGAACAAAGACCGTGTTCTGTTCACCCTCATCTGAACACATCGACAATGCAAACATCGGCTTGGTCTACGCGCAGTCGCGCGGTTGGGCAATGCCGTAAGGAACTGACATGGCGACCCCAAATAACGATCCAATCTATTCCAAGCAAGGCGACCAGTCGAACAACGGAACGACTGGTATGAACCAGTTGGTAACTGCCGCCGCAAACGACTACACGGGCGTCAGTGCCAACAATTCGCTTGTTTTTACGGCAGGAGCAAACGGTGCATTCGTGCGCTCTATCCGCTTGAAAGCGGGCGGAACGAATACGGCTTCCGTGATGCGTTTTTACATCAACAACGGTTCCACCAATACGAGTGCGACGAACAACACGTTCTTCGGTGAGATTGCGCTACCTGCGACGACGGCGACCATTATCGGTATTACCTCTAGCGAGTTTGAGTACCCATT